TGTTGAATCGTGTTGGTGACCAAGAACGGAATGTTTTGTAAAATCAGCATTAAAAGGTTGATACACCTCAATAGCAAAAGCATTAGCGTTTCCGTTGTTAATACCACCAATTACGTGGATTGTTGAACCAGTAGTACTTGAAACAGATTGACTTGTATTATTTGTTCTTGCAACAAAACCCTCGTAATTGTAATTGCTCGTGGAATTATCAGCACCAGCAACTCTGTATCTCATTTGTAAATCTACAGTTGTGCTTGGCTGAACATTGCATACGACTCTATAAGAATCATAAGTTGCACTAAAAACATCATTTATAGATTGAGTAGATACTGCACTAAAACTAGTTGTATTCAGTAAAACCATTCCAGCCTTTTTAGTACCAAGAGCTGTGTTCATTGAGGTATCTATTGCATTACCAAGAGTGCGAATGGCTAAAGCGCCATCTTTAACTAAATCTGTGTTGTCTGGGATATTCCACCCATAAGCTGAGGTTGTTGACATAGTTCCTAGTTTATCCTTTTCTTAAATAACGTCAAGCCACGTAGTTGTATTATCTAGGTTTTGCCATTGGATAACAGCGTTGTAGTCTTCCCATTGTACATCAAGTGTAGAATAGATTGAGTTAGAAACAGACATTGTAAGTTCAAGGTTTTTGCGCCCTAGTGTCCAAGTCCAACCCTCGACAAAGCCCTCAAAATAACCTTCAGGTATTAGCCCTACTGGGATATTGTCTAAGTAAAGCAAACTGTCCATAGTTACAGCTAGTAAATCGTCTCTTACTGTATTTGTCATATCTGAATGAGCCAGGTTAACCGACACGGCCTCAAGTGAGGTTTTAGGTGTTCCTCTGTAGTTAACAAAGTTAGTAGCTTGCTCTGTGGCATCAACTGTTTGAGCAAGAATGGTAGACCTGATTTCTTCAAGCAAACCATAGTTATTTATTGACGTATCATTTTGTGCTACAACTTCAAGTACTGGGTCGTCATATTGTATTACTACGCTATTAACAATATCTGCTGTTTGTAGTCTTGTTTGTATGTCAGCGTTTACAAGGTTTGCGTCAAGTTCAATTAAGTTAGTTGCATAGTTGGCACTTCGTCTTTCTGCGTCGGCATAACCAATTTCAAAATCTGCTGTGTCATATAAATACCCTAAACCTGATTGTTGGGTTGTGTCTGTTAATTCGTAAGCCTGTTCAATTGCAGCAGGTCTAGCAAGTACTTCATAACGTCCAGCGTCAATTGTATCTATGCCTTGAACACCATAATTATCCCAAGTCTCAGTAGTAAAATCATTCCAAGTCAAAGTGTTACTTAAATCTTCCCAAGCAACGAATAATGTTTCTTCAAGAATACGTTGAATACGTGCGCCGTCTAATTCTTCAGGATAAGCAACAGCACCAGCGTAACGCTTAACAAGTAAACCAAGAGCACCAATTGCTTGTATTTGTAAGGTATTAGGTTTACCACCTAAACCAGCGCCCTCAAATCTGTTATAAACACCTGAAACTTCACCAGTAAACAACTTAACAAAAGTGCCTGCTGTGTTTTGCACTTCAATAACAACTGTGTCTAACAATTCAACTACTGGGCTTGTGCCATCAAGGTTTAATAATTCAAGATTACAATAACTAGGTTGAGTTGCTTCAAAGAAATCGTTACGTCCATAAGTAATTGTTGCGTCTTGCAAAATTGTAGAAGTTTGAACCGTTCCAGCAATAGTAACTCTGTAGGTCGGTGTGAATACTGTCATCGTTACCTACCTGGAATAAATGGTTTAATACCTGTAGTTTTTGTAGCTGTTGTTTGTACTTTAACTATGGCTCTAGCTGTAGCTTGTGGGTCTACTGAGCCTTTAATGTTGTAGTTATTTACTGTTGTACCTTGACCTTTGATAACACCAGGTACTTGACCTGCTGCACCAGCCAAAGGTGCTAGTTGTCCAACTGGGTTGATTAGTAACTTACCAAAATCAGGCAATTGGTTATAAAGGTCTAATGCTTTTTGTAAACCAGAAACAACACTTGTAATAAGTTCTAATAGTTTTTGGAAACCTTGACCCTCAGAAGCACCAGTTACTTTATCAAGAAGTTCACCAAGTCTATCTGTTGTTTTTCTTAATTCTTCACCAAGTAAATATGCTTGACCTTGTACATTGTCCATATCGTAACCAAAAGTTACTGCACCTGTTCCAGCGTCATAAAAAGCACGTGTTAAACTTTGTCTGCCATTTCTAGTTAATCCGTCTACAAGTCCTTGCAAAGCTGGTGCAAGTTGTTCTGTAGCAAATTTGGCAAATCTTTCAAGTAAAGGTAATAAGGCTTGACCTAATTGTTCTTTGGCTTCATCTATAGCAATTTTGATGCGAGCCATACGGCCAGCAAAGGTTTCAGCTGCAGCATCAGCTTGTCCAGCAAAAGTTTCACTAAGTGCTTTAGTTGCTGCGTCAAAATCTTTAGTTTTAATTATGTTTTCGTCAAGAGGAACACCAATACGCTTTAATGCGCCTAGGTTGCCGTCATAAGCTTTGCCAAGTGCTTCTGTGACTGTTGCAAGGTCTTTGCCTGTACCTGCAGCAATATCTAATGCAAGTTGTTGTAGTTTTTGTGCTTTAGTAACGTCTTGAGTTGACCTAACAAGTCTATCAAGGCTCGGACGTAATTGGTCATCTGCTATCCCTGTAGCACGTGCTGTTTTGTCAATATAATCTTCAACAGATTTGACTTGAGCATCTGTGGCTTTAGTTGTGTTTTTAAGAGTTATTGCTAAAGACTTTTGTGTTTTCTCATCTTCAACAGCAGCTTTAACAGCGTCAATACCAATTTTAATAGCCATAGCACCAGCTGCAGCACCAACAGCAAGAAATGCTGCTGCGCCTTTTTGTAATGCGTTATCTAATTTATTGCTAAAAGTTTTAGTTTCTTTATCGGCTTTATCAAGCCCTTGTATAAAGTCTTTTGTATCAGCAAGTAAAGCAAGTTTTAACGACCTAATCTCAGCCATTTAAGCTGCCCTACCTTTCCATTCAGTTGCTATTTTTTCATAGCCTTGTAACCATTCGCGTACAATAATTGGTTGAAAACGTTCCAAAGCAACAAAGATAAACCAACCACGATTACCACGCCCTTTACTTGGGCTACGTGGTGGGAACTGCTTTAGTCTGTTAGAACCAAATTCTGTACCAAATAAAAGCGTACCAGCCTTTGCACCACTTCGGGTAACTTTTGTGTTACCACCCATAGTAAAGTTAGGTGCTTTGTCTGACCTGTTAATTTTAAGTGATTTCATTATTGCATCTGCTTGTGCAGGGTTAGGTGCATTGTAAGCATAAGCTGTGACAAATTTAGCTGCACGTTCTGCTAAATCATTAGCAATCTTTTTCATATCATTTTTAGCAATATCGTCCATTTTACTAAACGTGGCTAAAAGGGAACGAAGCTCATAGTCATCAACTTTAACCCTGATAGTTCTTTTACTATTGCTAGTTTTACCAGCTACTGCATTAGCCATTATTGCGCTCGTTCAATATGTCTATAGCCGTTGCCCATATATCGGGTTCTGCATTGAGCCAATAATCTGGTGTTATGCCAGTAGCTATTGCTAATTCTACTGCTGTGCGCCCGATACTTCGGGCTTGGTAAAATTTGCTGTCTCAAAATCAGAAGCAGCAACATCGGTGACTTTACTTTTCCAAGTTTCAAAGTTTTCAACTTTTTTGGTAATACGTTGCTGAATCTTGTGAGCCAAGAATAAAAGAAGGGTGTTACTTGGTGTGCTTTCTTCAATAAGTATTTTAACAATTGACTTACCTGAATATAATTCTTTTTCTGCAAGTGAAAGTTCAATTGGTCTTGTCCATTCTTCAAACTTTTCACCTGTTTCTAATTCCCACGTTAATTTTAGTTTAAGCATTTTGTGTGCCCCTGTTCTTTGGTTTGGGTTAAGCTGTTAGGTCTTCTGTTGGTATGCCGACAACTTGTAGAGATACTGAACAAGTTTGTGCGTCTGCACCTGAAGCAGAAACTCCTGGGTATTGTGGTAATACTGTACCAGTCAAAGTTACACCAGTTTTCAAAGTCATAACGAAAGCTAGAGCTGTGTCTGGGGCTGTTTCTGTAGCTGTCCACAAATCGCCATAAAGGCTGTTTGGTGAAGCTGCAGCATCATTCAAAAAGTTAATATCTAAAGTAACATTTGAATCTATGTATTTGTAGGCTTTGCCTGCAAGTGTGTCAAAAGTTAAACGTTCGGTATCAAAGTTGATAGCTGAGTCTAAAATTTGTTCTGAGTAAGTTTTGCCACCAACGCTGAGTGCCAGTTGACGACCACTTAAAATAGTTGTTGCCATTTCGTACCTTTCCTAGCCTGTGTAGGCTGTTTGTAGTTGTATTTCAGCACTTAGTAAATCTGTACTATTAGTGCTTCTAATTCTAGGGCTACTTACCGATAAAACAATAAAGTTTAACGGAATAAGACCCAGAATGGTTTCTATATCGTCTTCCAAGTTTGTTAGCGCGCTTGGGTTAGAATACGTTGAACTAACAACTTCTAATGTTAGTCGTACGTAATAGTTTTTGCTATTGCCTATAACCATTGGTTCAAGGTATGGGTCACTAGCTAAAATTAGGGCTGCTGGTGGGATTATGATTTCTGGTACGTGGTCGTAAGCTGTGTAGTTTGTGTTTGAGGTGATTGCTGTTTTAAGGTTTGCACGTAGCGTACTTAAAGGCATAGTTAACCTACTTGACTGTTAGAGTCAATATATTTACTGATTAAACCTGTTACTTTGTATAAAAGGGTTCTGCCCATTCTGTATGGGGCTGGGGTAAAGTCTAGGGCTTGTTGTGTGCCACCTGCAGCTAATCTTGATTGAAATACGTCTATAGCGATTTGTAGTACAGCTTCTTCAATTGAAGCTACGCCGTTGTATTGTGAAAGGTCATTTGCTGCAGCAATTCCATTAGGTATTGTGTTATTGAAATCTTCGTGAGGTGTAGCAGCAGCTACAGTTATCTTGTAAGTGTATGGGTCTACTATTTCTGTTACGGCTTTATTGCCGTTTATTTTTGCTTCTACGCCTGAATGAGCGATAGATTGACCTACATAAAATTGGTGTGGTCTTGTTGTGTGAATTATTGCAATTGAGGCTGTTTCGTATTTGTGTTTATCTATTCCAACTTTCCATTGAATAAGAAAATCACCAATAGCATCTTCTGAAGTATCTATAATCGCGTTTAATGCTGTGTCGTCATAAAGAGTATTTGGAACGCCAAGTACAGCTCTTAACTGAGCTGCTGTTACTAAAACTGGCATTTCATTTTCCTCTCTTTAAGGGTGAGGGTGGCACAGGGGCGAACCACCCTCACGTTTAGTTATTTATAGTTATGCAACCATAAATCGGTAAGCGCCAGCGCCAATTTTTGTAGCAATTGCGCCGTAGCCGTAGTAAGACACGTCAATTTGACCTGTGTTAATTACGTTTGTGCGTAGGCTCAAACGTGGGCTTTCGTACCAAGTGTATGCATCTGGGTTAGCAATAATCATTGAGTTATCGCCTACACCTGAGAAACTGCGTGATACGTATAGGTCTAGTCCTGCAACGTTTCCACGTAAAGAACCTACTGATACAGAACCACCAGCATTTGATGGGTTAACTGCATTGTAGATAGGACGACCTGCGTCGTTTAATCCCATAATTGTTGCCCAAGCTGATGGGGATACAACTAAGGAACGTGCGAATCCTAGTGAGTTTGTGTAAATAGAAGCTGCACCATCTGCAACAAAGCCTAGAAGACCTGCTGCGTTGAAAGTACGGTTTCCACCATCTGTTCCACCAGTTGCAAGTGCGCCTGCTACTGCTTCGTCAGTTGCTTTAGCATAAGCGAATTCCATTTGGCGAACTAATTCGTCAAAAAATGCAGGTGAAGAACGGTCTAACAATTCTACTGAAAATGTTTGTTGTCCTGCGTATTTTTTAACAGAAACAGAAACAAAAGATGATGCCATATCTGTTTCAGATATTGCGTCTCCTTCTCCTTCTTCAGCAACTGTTGGTGCTGTTGTAATCTTAGGAATTTCAAAGGTCATACCTGCTGGTGGCAAAGTTGCGCGTGAAATTGCGTCTACTGCACCACGGTCTGCGTTAGCAATTCCGTTGATAATTTCTGTTGATTGTGGGGTTGGAATAAAAGCTGCGTTGTTTGAAGTTGTGTCAGCTGCCATTACATATTGACGGCTGTCTTCGTTTCCAAGTGCTGCTCTAATGTTGTGTTCTAAGTAAGAAGCTTTTGAGTTGATTGGGCTTCTTGGTGCTGTGAAGATTGCAGGACGCAAATTGCGTTCTTGGGCTTCAACAGCTGGGGTTGCTACAACTTCTGCTGCAACTTCCTCTACTACTTCTGGGGTAACTTCGTTTGACACGATAGTTTCCTCGCTTTCTGTTAGTTGTTCTGATTCGCTAGCTGCGACATCAGTTATTTGTGCATATTCGCCAAATGCTGGAAACGTGACGTGTGAAACTTCTCTTAAGGTTGCTGCGTTAACAATAACTAATTCACCTTTGGTTACATAGTCATCTATCATCGCCCCTACAGAAAAGCCAGTTCTGAGCCCTTCCTGGGCTTCAGCAAGGGCATCGTCCCCGGCATTGGTTCTTGCTATTTTGAATACTCCAACGATTTTTTCGTTGTCTTCTTCATATCTTGATAATTTACCTATTGGTCTGGTCATATCGTGTTCGGTAAAAAGTTTTATACCTTCACCGATTTTTAATGAACCTGCTTTGAAAACAACATCGCCCATATTTGTATGACCTACTTTGTCTTCACCAAAAGGAACAATAACGCCTGTTAATTCACGTTTTGATGAATTAGCTGCGATAATGTCGGTTGAGAATTTAATAAAGTTATCCATTTATCAAATCTTCCCTTTCTCTTGCTTCCTCTACTGTCATTACACCTAAAGGAATAAGTTGTGCGTATATTTGTGCGCGTTCTTGGGCACTTGGGCTGTAAAATTCTTCAAGATTGTATTTTACTATTGAACCACGTGGTGTTATGTCAATATCTGACAATCTTTGAGTTATTGCTGTCATCAAAGGACGTAAAGACAAATCTATTAAACTTCTTCTTTCAGCTGTAACGTTTGAATATGTCATTGAACCTGCTGCATTACCACCAACGTAATATTCTGGGATATTACAAGCCCTAGCAATTTCTGAAGCCATATATTGACGTGCTTGGTTTAGCGTTAATTGTTCTGGGCTAAATCCTACGCTTTGAAAATCAACTGTATCGTTGACAAAAGCTGTTGCGCGATTGTTGCGTGCTTCTTTCCAAGAATTTAATAGGGCTGTAACTCTTTCTGCTGGCATTGGCAAATTTGATTTCAAAATCATTGAAGGAACTGGTTCGTCAGCAAATCTTTTAACGGCTTTTTCTAAAGCGTACGCTGTTTGTATTGTTGTTCCTGCTCTTACAAGTAATCCTTCGTCGTAACCTGTAAAAGGTATTAAAGAACCTAAACCATAATTAGGTACACGTTTTCCGTCAACTGAATAACCTGTAACGTTGTAACCTTGATTGCTATTTAATCCTGTAAAATCTAATTCTCTTGTAACTCTTGATACTGAAATCCATTCGGCGCTTAAAGGTCTGTTATCTGCGCCAAGTTCCATAATTCTTAAATAACCTTGACCTGTAAATAACAAATCTTCTGCAAGAAATGTATATACAGCCTGTGCCGTCATTCTTGGGTCGGGTTGTCTAATAAAAGGTGGAGTTGTAACTTTGCTGTTGTTTGATTCGCGTCTAACTTCTAAAGGTAATGAGCCAATAGTTGCACACATAATGTTTCTAGCTCTTGCAACTGCTGGTACTTGCATAGCTTGTGCTCTAGTAATTGAGGTAGTGCCAAAAAAATCAAATGGTTGTGCTACAGCTTGATAATTGTAGGGCGCTACAGCAGCATCAACTTTGTTTACGCTGTCGTCAGGTGTTACACCTAATAGATTTTGAAAGAAGCCCATAACTTCTAATTCTTTATCATATTGTTATAATAGTCAAGCACCTAGAGCACTACAATGTCTTGGTTTTGTGACCTGCCACCGTACTCGGTTGCTTTGTGAACGGCCAATATCATACTTATTGCAGCTGTTGAAACTTTACGTCTCATTACATACCAAGCGCCTGAGTCGTTTGTTTTCTTTATGCAAGAATTTATGCTAGCTGTTAAATCTGGTTGGTTTGAATGAGCAAGTCGTGCACCTGACATAGCACTTAATACTTCATCACAAGCTTGGTAATACTTTGACCCTTGTATGACTTCTGCGTTGATTCCTGATTGACGTAGTTTGGCTACTACTGAGTCACCTGTGAACCTGTTGGCTACTACAGCTTCGGCGTTGTAATGTTTAGCCCATTCTGATATGCGTCCTGCTATATGTAAATCATCTATTGGGTTATCTGATTCAACAAATTCCATTAGTCCTACAGCTATTGAATTGTCTTGAAGTATTTGTGCACCTGTAAGAGCCCAGGTGTTGCGTTCTGGTGATATTTCTAAACCTAACCAAGTTGGTCTATCTGGTTTTAGTTCAAGGTTTGGTTGCATACACGTATTCCAAGTACCCATCTGCCAAGCACCGTTCATTGTTTCTACCCATTGGCATAAAACTTCTGTTTGAAAGATTTCTGGTGGGTCACTCAACCTGGCTTTAATTGCGTCTACTGTAATTGTTCTACCTAATGCTGGGTTAGCTTCTTTCCAACCTTCTATGTCTGATAGTTTTCTGTTAGGTGATGCTGACCACTCCATAAAACACATTGGGTCGTCTAAGTCTTTTTCTATTTTGTCTAAAGCTCGTTGTCTCATAGCGTTTAGCACTATTGAATAGTGGTCGCCTGCGTTACTGATTCCCCAGAACTGTGAATTAGCTCTAGCGTTCATTGTGAACACAAGGGCTGAGTAAGCATCGTAGGTTTTTTGTTGTCTAAGCTCATCAAGGATTACAAGGTCTGAGGATAAACCTCTTGCACCACCTGAATTACTTGCTACAATTTTGTAACGCATACCGTTTTTTAATTGTACTTCTTCACGACCGTTAGCCCTGGTTACGTGTTTAACTTTTCTTCTTAACCAATCATAGTTATCTATAACTTCAACAACTTTTCTAAAAGTTTCTAAGCTTAAGTCTCTTGTTTGTGCTGAGGCTATCTGTAGTTCTTCGTCCCAAAGGAATAAGCCAGCCAGAATACGCATACGTAACAAATGAGTCTTACCATTTTGTCTTGCAGCTATGGCTAGCACGTTTTTGTAAGCCCAGTTACCGTCTTCTCTTATCTTTGAGGCTTCGTCTATGAGATACTGTTGCCATTCCATCAACGGCATATCTATTTGCCGAGCAAACTCGGCTACTTCGTTACCTCTAGTTGGGAGAGCTAGTGGTGTGGTCTGAATTCTCGGGGTTGAGTTTCCTAAGGTTGTCAATTGGGTCTTCACCTGTTTCTAACTCT